CCGATAAGGGCCCGGGTGCGGGCTCCCTCAAAAGAACAATCATGTGTTTGAGTGAGTAAAGAAAGAAAACTCGATCTCATGAGGGCGTGCGCGGAAAGAGCACGAAGAAATCAGGCAATGGCGACGCCAGAACCAGAGAAGAGAAGCTTCACCTTGATGAAGCCTTCGGCGTTGGTGGCGACTGCGGCAAAAGCGGGGGAGGGATTTCCGGAAACGAGAGCCTTAAGCTCCGTCCCAAAATTGGGCTCCGAAAGAGGAACCACGGCGGTCATCCCGGCGTACTTTGCAGTCGACACCTCACAGCCGTCGAACGCATTCTCAACCACCGCGTCTGTAAGGGTGGCGGTGTTGGGGACCCAGCCGCAAGCAACGGTCACAGCGTCGGCGGGCACAAGGTGAAGGGTGGCCGAAGCCCAAAGGAGAGTAACGCGCTCAAAGGGCGCAAACTTGGCGGTGATAGAGGCGGCGGAGCGGAGATCAATTTTAACCGCGCTCTTGGCGCTCAAGGGGACTCGGGCGACCGCAGGAATCGCGCCCTGAATCCGGGGGGCCTCAGGGGACCCAAACCCGGCGGCGACGGCAACAGTGGGGGACTCGGAGCTCATGATTTCTTGGGTTGAGACGAGTGGTGGTGGGAGATATGAATTAAAACCCGCTGTTGGAGGTATTCGCGTACGCCAAGGCGTGCGAATCGCTGAAGACAATAACGTCACGATTGCGCTGCGCATAAAAACGCATGGCGAACCGCGAAGCGCCAGGGGTGTAAAGGAACGGAATGTTGCGATCGCTCAAAACAGCGCGCAACTCAAGTGAAGAAATGTGGTCGTCAACTCTGGCATGCCCCAGAACTCGGAGGACAGAGTTGACGCAAAAGGAAGGAGAGTCGACAAACTGATAACACGCTCGAACAGCGCGTTTTTGAAAACGAAGAAAGAAATCCTTGTTCCACAAGGAAAAGGCGAAAAGAGAAGCAACCCGGATTTGCGGCGGGCTCATGGATGCGTGATGTGGCCCGAGAGAGATTTGAAGGAGCTCGAAATCCTCCGGTGATAGAGGGGGAAGAATTTGAGCATAGGCTAGGACAAGTTCGTCCACGTTCTCAGGGGCCACGTTCTTAACGCTGTATTTTGCTGCGATCTTGACGGGATCGTAGCACACGGTGCCGGTGGGGAGAATGAGTCGACCGGCAAAGAAAGGTGGAAGGTCATAGTCAATCTTGAACTTGACTCCGAGCTCCTCGGCTCTGACCTTTTCGGCGGGCCCAAAAGACAGACGACCATTGTAGAGTTGGTCGTCGCCCTTGGCCGCGCAGGGACCGCGAATTTCAGGGGTAAGAGCAAACACGTACGCGGTGGAAGTCATTTCGTGAATGCAATTGGCGATAAGAGTAAACGGGTCGCCAGAAGGTAAGGACCAGTTTTGAGAATAGACAATGGCCTGGTCTGTGTTGAAATTGCGTGCGCGAACAACGAAAGACTCGCGCATGCTGTAGTAGAGATCGCACTCCTCCACAGACGCATCAGTATAGCGTTTGATGAGGCTGATGAGGGCCAGGACGTGACATTGTCTGTGGGTGGAGTCCTGGGAGGAGAGGTCGATCTGGGTGTTTGACTGGGTCCCAAGTCCAATCGAACGGCATTTCTCAGCGAAGGAAACATCGGAATAACCGATGTCGAGTATTACATCATTCGACAGCACGCTGAGAAGTGCTGTCTGAAGCTGGCGAGCGATGGAGGTGAAACGAGCGTTATAAGACTCGTCGCCAGCAGCGATGGTTTGCCCCTTCTCCATCTTCGATCCAAAGCCGATGTCGTTCTTGGCCTTGGCATGGGCTTTCAAGAAAGACTGGAATTGAACGGTCGGCTTTTCCTCGCCAAAGTGGTAGCGGGAAGGATCAAAGGTGGACTCCTTTCTGGTCAAGAACCACTCCAAGTAACAATAACTTCCATCAATGAAGATGGGCTCTTTGGAGGGGTCCACGTAGGCTTGATCAAATGCCTGAAGGAGCCTCTGGGCGAGGGCGACGGGATTCTCCTCTTTGAAGGGCGCATTGGCGAGGTAGCGCTCAGCAATTGTGTACATCTCGGTCTTAGTGTCGCGAGAGGAGAAGAAAACCCCGGCGGAGGGAAGGGTGGAAGAGGACCCGCGTACGTCACTTCGCAGGTCAAGTCGGTGGGTGAGTTTCCCATTAAGTTCACGGGGAACGTAAACATCCTGGAGGTCCACAACGTCAGCATAGGAGATCTGATTGACGTTGAGGTTGATCGCCATGATGGCGTCGGC